AGCAGTCAACAGAAAGAGCAGACACTTGTGGGGGCGACAATGGCTATCAACCCTCTCAAATGGAAGGGCGCTCTTGTCGATCCCCAGCAATCTCTTGCCTGGCCTCGGTATATGAAGCTCGATGGGCGAATTCTTCCAAGTGACGAGCTTCCACTTGACTTTGAAATCGCTGTCTCTTACATGGCAGCTTTTCTTACTACGACTGGGGGTTATGCGGGTATTGGGGCTGATAACGATGGGGGCGTTTTGCTGAGAGAGAACGATCAGTACGATGAGGTAAATCTCGGCAGCGGTTCTCTTCAGGTCAAGTATCGAGATCGAGATACAGTACAGTCGGGCTTTGAGTTTATTCCACCGTTTGCGATGGATATTCTTTCAAAGTATATCATTGATAGCAGTTTTCATCAGTCTCATCTCACGAAGGGCAGTTCCGCCAGGATTGACAAGTATTACGCTGCCGGGGCTTTCAGGGGAAGACGTGTGACCTTTGCGGGCGGTATGGTTTATCCGGTTTCTGGGGGTTGGTATAGCAATCCTCTTTGATCTCTTATGTCTCTTGCTGATCGTGTATTTGGGAAGATTCCGGGGCCGCTGATTGCCCAGTGGGGAATTTCTGGCACTTATATTAAGTCATCTCAGAATCAGCAGTATGACCCATATACCGGGACGGTAATGGGGTGCGATTCAGAGGTTCCTATCAAGCTTCTCCCGACTCAGCTCAGGCCGGAAGAGGTGCAGGGGCTTTATCAGATGACAGATGTGAAGATTCTGATCTCGGCTTCGTCACTCGGAGAGTATTATCCGAGAACTACTGATTCTGTGCGATATTTGCAAGATGGGGCGCAAAGAACGGCGAAGATTGTTGGCATTATGTCCTATCGAGGGGATAATCCTATACTGCATGTAGTGGTTGGGAGGTTGAGTTGATGCCCAGAAGAATGAGGGGCGCAACACCAAGGCAGGTTGCTTCTTATCGGGCTAGAAACCTGAGAAGAAACGCAGAGGAGCAGGAAAAAATTCTTACAAGGCTCATAGCTCGATCCATCCAGGAAGTTGCAGTTCGCTCCATGAATGGCCTGGCCGAGGCTGGTCCTGCATGGAGCGGTGAATTTGCTGCTTCCTGGGGTTTTTCTCCTGCTGGACAAAGGCCACAGATTGCCGATGGAGGATCTACTGGTCCCGAGGGGGTTAAAAAGTACACGAAAAACGATGCGCCGGTTAGGCGCATTGAGCGCTACCTGGCAAATGGCGTATCAAGATTTAATATTGTCAACGTATCTGACCACGCAGAAGAGGCCGTTGATGGTAAAAGGGGAAAGTTCGTCCGCCCAAATAATGCACCCATAAAGGAAAAAGCTTTAGAGCTTGGCACAGCCAGAGATAATCCAAGCTTTCGTCATGAGATTGGAGATTCTTTCAATGGTCAGTTGCGGGATGCTCCTGCCGCCAGGACGGCTGAACAGGATTGGCTCGATAACTACGTCAAGGGCGGGCCCTTGCAAAAAGATCTTGCCGATGGCGTCTCATTTGCCTTTAGCGATGTAGATATGTTTTCTCCGTGACGGTCATGCCAGATCAAATACTCAATGGCTTAACCGAATACCAGCGTATCAGAGCCGCTATTGAAGCGCCTCTGTTGACTGCTTTTAATTCCCAGGTTCCGCCCGTACCGGTCTACTTTGACAACATTACCGCTGTTCCTCCCGACCCCCCAAAAGAATATGTTCGCATCAATTTAACTTTCGGGCTAATGAGCGAGTCAGGCATATCTCAAACGGTGAGGAATGCCAGAGGTGCTCTCATCGTTCGCTGCTTCGCCCCTCTTGGGGGCGGGCCTGCAAGATGTCAGGAGCTTATTGGCATTGCAGCAAAAGTCATTACTCAGCTTGGGGCGACAAAAAAGAATGTCGATCAAGTGTTTGTAAGGACTGGGCCAATTACTGGGCCTGACTTTATTAGGGAGAGAGCGGAATCAATTGAGCCATCTCTTTCATCCTATTCGCCTCACTTTATGGGCAAGATCTCTGCTGGTTGGCAGGCTATGGTGCCCTGCTCTGAGTGATCGGCCACGGCTATTCTGAATGTAACCGGGCAGTGCCCGTACTGCTGTTCTGTGTAAAGCAATCATGACTTGCGACACTACGGTGCTTACCGGCACTTCCGGGGCTTTTTACTACAAGCCCGCCAACACTGAAGCCTGTCTTCTCGCCACCGCCTTTCCTGCCACTGGGGCCAACATCACTGTTGGCGTTTTTCTCGGCTTTCGAGTGAATGATCCGATCACTCTTAGCTATCCGGTGGGTTCGACCACTACCAACGCAATTGCTGCTGGCGACTATTTCGTCAAAACCTACGATCCCACTACGGGCGTGATGACGATTAGCACCACCGCTGGTGGCACTGCTGCAACTGCGACTGCTCAACCTTCTGGTTTTGGGGCGGCCAAGGCGAAGATTGTCTACAAGGGCTTCAGTGTTGTTGGGCAGGTTCGTGATTGGAGTTTTGAGATCACTCGCTCTGAGATCGACGTGACCACTATTGGTCAAGGCACTGGGCAGTACGCACCGTTCCGTAAGTACGTCACTGGTTTTGCAGATGGTAGTGGCACGGCCACTATCTATACCACCGACGAAGAGGAGTCCATCGCCAACCGCATGATTGAGGATGTAATTCAGCGTCGTCAAACTGGTGCTGCGGTGAAGCTGTATATCGATCAGGTGTTCTCTGGTGGCACTCTTAGCGACTCGCTGAGTCGTTCGATTGAGAGCAAGATCGTTTTGACTTCTGCAAGTCTGAACGTCAACCCCGATGATGCTCAGTCGATTTCGATCAACTTCCGTCCGAGCGAAGCTCCTACTTTTGACCTGACGAAATCCTGAATATCTCAGGCATCGATCTGCGGCCCCTCCTCCGGGAGGGGTTTTTCTTTGTCTGGGCCTGGGACTGGCTAGATTGACTGTGTAGCAGCCGAGTGAGCATGTCTGCAGGGGCTTTTCTGATTGGTAGAGGGCCTGACGGGAATGATCTTCCGGTCACTGTTACCGATGAAGGTTTTTTGAAAGTTGATATTCAAGGTGCAACACTCAGCCTGGATGCTGCTGGTGTTGAGATTGCGAATGATGCTGGCAATCCAATTCCTGTTAGTGATGCCGGCAGCAGCCTGACTGTTGACGGAAAGACTTACCACGCTGCGGTGACGATCACTCGCCCGAGCAACACCACTGCGTATGCCGCTGGTGACGTGGTGGGTGACACCGGCGGCAGCGCCATTCTGACCCTGCCCAGCATCGGGCCCAGTGGCGGCTCTGTGCTGATTCAGAGCGTATCGCTGGTGTTCAGCGATGCAGCGGTAATCAGCGGGGGAGCATTCCGGTTGCATTTCTACCAGTCAAGTCCGACTGCTATTGCAGATAACGCCGCCTTTGATCTGGTGAGTGGTGAACGCGCAAGCTACATGGGCTATGTTGACATCCCTGCGCCGCTGGATTTTGGCAGCAGCCTATATGCCCAGGCGGACTACCCCGGTCGGTTGATCAAACTCGCATCGGCCAGCACGACGCTCTACGCCGAGCTCGAAACGCGAGGGGCATACACACCGGCATCGGCCAGCACGATCTCGGTGCGTGTGGCGGCAATGGAGGCTGGCCTGTGACGCTGGCGCTGCCATCTAGGCGTGCTGCACTGCTGCCTGGCCGGTGGGTCAGCAACGACCTCTGGCGCCGCGCCCGTGCTGTGCCATCCCTGGACCAGCGGTTCGCTGAGTCCAAGTCGCTGATCGATGCGGTCAGTGGCCAGAACCTGATCACGTTCACCAGGGCAAGCAGCGGCATGTCTGTAGGCAGCAATGGGGTGTTGCAGACGGCGGTGACGAATCTGCTGCTGAGGAGTGAGGAGTTTGATGATGCGGCATGGAGTACCACAACAAGCAACGTATCAGTCACCTCCAATACAGACACGGCTCCAAACGGTACGCAAACCGCTGATACACTTGATTTTACAAATGCTTCTTCATTTAGGTATCAGCAACTCAGTACACCAGCAGGCACCACATACACGTTCTCAGTGTGGCTTGCCTCCAAGACGAAAACCCAAACAGTTATCAGAATTGCTGGGACAGCAACCGGCACAGGTGGGCAGCTTGTTGTTGACCTCACACCAACACTGACCCGCTATTCCCTCACTGTTACAATCCCTGCCGGGAATACCGCATCAAACGTCGGTTTCGAGAACCGGACGGGAGTAGGTGGCGGCAATGGAAGCACTGGAACGATCATCGCTTGGGGCGCCCAACTAGAGCAATCCAGCACGGTTGGACCATACATCCCCACCACCAGCACCATCAACTCGGCCCCACGGTTTGACCATAACCCGCTAACGGGCGAGTGCCTGGG